GGCGTTAAGGGTGGTCAGACGATTAGTATTGAGAATGCTTTTGGATCGCGATTTGAGTTGCCATATGATGTTATCAAGAAAATACCAGTACTAGATTCACAAGGACGACCAAAGGACGCGATATTGTGGGTTTTTCCGCGGTATGTCAACTGTCACGCTGACTTGGTCAAGCATTTCCAAGAAATGCCCGAGCTCGCCAGAAGACAAGTGGACGTAGCGCTACCCACATTACGCAGTTACAATGGTAAGACTACACTGACCGTACTTGGTAATGCGAATGCTACTTTTGATTACACCACGTTGCAAACGAGTCGAGGACCTGTGGTTATTCGAGATGCTGTGAAATATTGTTTGAACACCAAACGTGGAGATTGTGGAGCTCCTATAATTTGTCAAGAATCCTCCATTACTCGCAAAATTATTGGATTTCACATTGCTGCTCACCTTGATGGCTCCGAAGCTTTTGGTCAATCGATTACCAGGCGTGATTTAAATCAGGCTCTGGAATCACTCCAAACTTTGGAACATGAAGTTGATGGTTTAGCAAATCTTGAGGTGCACTCCCCTGTTCACGAGCTACAATTTGGTCGTGAATACACTCAAGAAGAACTGCGAGAACAATTTAAAATCCCCGCTCCCACATTCCAATATTTTGGAATTTGTAGTAAGAAAGTCTTTTCTCCATCTAAGACTGATTTGCGACCGTCTGTTATTCATGGTTTTGTTCCACCTACGACGAAACCTGCTCATTTGACCCATCCTACTGAGAACATCATGGATTTGAATCTACAGAAATGTGGAATCAATACACCATATATCTCAGAAGAAGAAGTTAATATGGCGGTTAAAGACTTTGAAGTGGAATTGATGCGTAACAGTCGCTCGAATTTGAGGCGTGTGCTGACCTATGAGGAGTCGATCTCGGGTAAAACCGAAGATTCGATGTTTCTTGGGCCAGTGACGCGTCAAACTTCGTGTGGTTATCCATGGGTCTTCGAAAGGCCTAATGGTAAACCTGGCAAAACGTTTTGGT